AATGAAACATTTTTAAAAGAAAAAGCAAAAGAGTGGGGTATAGATCCAAAACAAGATTTGTGGAAAATGCCTGCTGGATATGTTGGTTTTTATGCAGAGCAAGACGCTGCACTTACTTTGAAGTTGTGGCAGAGATTTAAAGGTGAGATACAAAAACAATCAATAAATGATGTATGGGAAATGGAAATGGAACTTCTACCCATATTAATTGAAATGAGACGGAGAGGTATAAGGGTTGATGAAAGAAAAGCAGCATCACTTAAAAAAGAATTTAGATTAAAAGAGAAAGAAGTTTTACAAAAGATTAAAAAAGAAACTACCTTAAATGTTGATATTTGGGCTGCAAGAAGTGTAGCACAAGTTTTTGATAGGTTAGGTGTAGAGTATCCTAGAACTGCAAAATCAAATGAACCATCTTTTACAACTAACTGGCTACAAAATTGTGAGCATCCCATAGCAGGTTTAATACGAGAAGCTCGAGAGATAAATAAATTCCACTCAACATTTATTGATTCTATTCAAAGGTACGTTCATAAAGGTAGAATACACGCAGAGATTAATCAATTGAGATCGGACCAAGGTGGAACTGTTTCGGGTAGATTATCTTATGCAAACCCTAATCTCCAACAAATACCAGCAAGAAACAAAGAGTATGGTAATAAAATTAGGTCTTTATTCCTTCCCGAGGAGGGCAGACAGTGGGGTTCATTTGATTATTCACAGCAGGAGCCAAGACTAGTAGCACATTACTCAGCTTCTATTGGAGAACGTTTAGACGGATCTGATGAATTCATACAAGCTTACGCAGACGAATCAGCAGACTTTCATCAAATTGTTGCCGATATGGCGGGCATATCTAGAACGCAAGCTAAAACAATTAACTTAGGTTTATTTTATGGCATGGGTAAAGCAAAGTTATCAAAAGAACTTGGTATTGATAAAGATAAAGCAGAGATACTTTTAAATAAATATAATTCTAGAGTGCCTTTCGTAAAAAAATTAGCTGGTGCTGTAACACAATCCGCAAGTAAGTTTGGTTTTATTAGAACTATAAAAGGACGTAAGTGTCGTTTTGATAAGTGGGAACCAGCAACTTTTGGTATGAACCAAGCCATGGATTATAATGAAGCCAAAGCTAATTATGGAAATAATATTAGAAGAGCATTTACTTACAAAGCTTTGAATAGATTAATACAAGGGTCAGCAGCCGACCAAGCAAAACAAGCTATGATAGACTGTTACAAAGCAGGTCATTTACCTTTGCTACAAATACATGATGAGCTATGTTTTAGTATTGGTAAAGATGAAGAGATAAAACTTATAAAAAATAAAATGGAAAATGCTGTAGAAAATTTAAAGGTCCCTTTTAAATGTGATGTTGCTTTAGGTAAATCTTGGGGTGAAGCTAAGGAAGACTAAAAGAAAGGGGCCCATCTCTGAGCCCCTGTATCTTTATTTCAATTGTTGCTTTACCTTTTCTTGAAGATATCCAGTCTTTACGCTAGCGCTTTGTCTTACACTATAATATGGATCTCCATTTTTAAAAGTAAATTCAACGCCCCAATCATTTGCATTGTTTATCATCCATTGCATATTAAATTTTAAATACTTACTCATTAAGTACATATATATACCAACAAAGTATTTATCGTGGAGAGATGTCGTTGGAGCTAATGCATGAGCTATCTCATGGAGGACAACATGTTTAGTATGTCCATTTAAAGTTAAGTGCATTTTTTTATAAAGTCTACACTTACCATCTTTAGTCCTAGAGTGTTCTCTTTTTTTCCTGTCCATGAAATAGAAACCCGATTTCATGCAACATTTTCTACCCCCGACTTTTTTTACTTTTACTTTAGAACAGTAGTCCCATCTACCAAAATTAAAACAAAATTTATTTTTGTATTTGTTCCAAATTTTAGTAGCAAACTTAGCAGCTTCTTCAGTGCTAAATTCTACGCCAAACATTTCTTTGCTGTGCGCAATTGCTACTCCTCTTTCCCACTGATAGACTTTTTGTCTTTGTGAGTCTCTTTTTGTCGTCATCGTTTTTTCCTTTTGTTTCTTGTTAATGACCTATTATATCAAATTGCATTTTTCGTTTTTTAGAAAAAAAATATTTTTATTGAAAAGTAGAGCGATGAAATTTTAGGGGTTCAATTCTAGCCGCGACACTAAAACACTTTTTGCATTTTTTACGATTTTTTGATAGACTGATTCTAGATATGGAAAGTGAAGAATATAAATGTGGAGGAGCTTATCGAGCTATGTTAAAAATATTTAGAGAAGCTAAAGAAGAAATGGAAAGAGAAAAGTATATACCGAAACCTAAACACCAATGTCTTAGATGCCAAGACTTGAGAGAGGTTTGGGTTTGGAAAGACACATCTGAAACTGAAAAGATAAGAGTAGACTGTCCAATGTGCACCGTACAACGGCCACCGCAAGAACTTAGAGATTTAGGAGTTATCTAGGTTTTCTTTTTGGTAATAGGTTTTGTTCTTTTATAGTCCGCCCATTTACAATTATATGTGTGGAGTCCTGTTTCAGTAAGAATTTTAATAATGTGGCCTCGTTCGGTTGATTCAACATAGTGCCTAATATAGTTAGGAATATCAGCATAAGAGTCTCCTTTATTTTGAGCCATAGATATCCTGTGTTATAAATGAATTTTTTATAGGTTGCTAGTATTTTTTTACTAGCTGTTTTTTAAAAGACCCTCTGATGCATCAATAACACTTTGTTCATTGATTCTTTTTTTTAGGTCTTTAATCTTTATATCGATCCACTTCATATCTGTCGTTACTCTACCTTGTTGTAACGCTTGGCTCGCCCATTTGGACTCCAACTGAAGCTTTTCCGATATTAGCATTTGTAGTGCCATTTTTTAGCTCCTCATATGTGATGAAGACTCTTTTTGGTGTATAAAGAGGTTCATCTTGTGCTTTGATTTCACCATTGGTCAGTTTTTTTTCGA